CATAATTCTCCAACAATTTCTCCAATTCTACCATATAAAACCGGCGAAGCTCATTGTCTTTAATGAAATCCATCACCTTCTTCGGTGAATCACGCACGATATCCGGGTTCGCATTTATCAACAATTTGCGTTTATCAAACGTATTATGCTCGTGTGAAAAAACAAGAATCACTTTCATTGGATTCAATTGGACAAAGGGGACGGTATAATCTTTCAGAAACGCACGCTCTTCCGCCAAACACGCATCATCATTGTATCGGTTATTCTTCAATAGTTTACGCTTAAATGCGAATGTTCCCGCCGTCGCGTGATTCGGACCATATGGCCCAAAACGCTTCATTTGTCCGATATGCTTGAAATAAATATAGATTTCACTTGAACCCGCACACAGTGCTTCGGGATGACTAACCAGCATTTCCACTGCGTGAGATACACGCTGCGGGGGATAATAATCGTCATCGTCCATATATACCAGAATCTCCCCGCGTGACTTCTCGTGAAGCAGGTTGCGTTTCTTTCCCAGCGTCATTTTCGTGTCATATTTGAAATATTTAACACGAGGGTGTGACGCAACCAGATCTTCCACAGGGTCAGTCCCGTCATCGATAATAATCCACTCCATTCGATCTTGTGGATAGTCTTGGTGATTAAAACACGATATCATCGCATTAATAAAAGGACGACGATTGAATGTGGGAGTACATACACTCACAAAGGGATAAGTTTTGAAATACTCGGGTGATGATTTTACCGGTGTTCCCGGTGTTCCCGGTCCGGCTCCTGTGACGCTCTTGTTTTTACCGCCCATACTGCGTATAATGTAAAAAACTACAGATATAGTTTATTACAATATAATCGTTTATGTTGTTTATCGTGGATACCGCGTCCGCGGATTACGCCCCCCAATTTTTGATTTTATTGATAAAGTTCATTATCCCCTCCCAATATGTAGTTAAATATAATATCAATAGAGCAAGAATTACAATCGCCGCGACATTGATATCCAGTCCTTCAAACGCATAAAACATCAAAACCAAGTTAAAGAAGAAGAAGATAATCGGCACATATTTCGCATACAATAAGCGATACTCATTCCAGTGAAGAAATGGATAGATACAGAAAGTCCCCAAAAATTGGATGAGTTGGACGACAAATGAAACAAACGGTAAAATCCCCAGAATGCCAAACCCGGTAAATATCGACCATAATGAACCACCGATAAATTCCTTACGGTGTTCGGTAGGGTTTATAATCATTCCGATGATTGTAGTGAATAATGGACCGCCTCCTATCGCGAAAAAGGCGATTAACAAAAACACAAATGGCATCAATAGAATCATAAGCGGCGATACAACATCATATAACTCTTTTGGAATACTGTTCGTTAGTTTTGTAATATAGTTCAGAATATACAGCAACATTGCTCGATCAGATGAAAATGAGAAAATAAACGAATTATTAACCCACTGCTTAAAACGTACCTTGATGAAATCCCAATTCAGGAGATTGACTTTCGTTACACCTTCATCCACACTTTCCTTCACCATATCCAACTCTTCGGTCGTTAAACAGAACCATTTGAAAATATAGGTATCCAAAATAATTGCGGCTTTCAGATATATTTTTTTCGCGCTTGAATTTTTAGGATCGTCTGCTATTCCACCGAATTTATCTTCGCAATCCGCTTCACACGAGGTATATTCGCTTGTATAACAATACGGCCATTCGTGTCGGTCTGTAGGGAAGAGTTTCGGCAAATTCAGATTATTCACTCGGATACTTTTCGGGTCGCAATAAAAAAGGATATTCACACAAATCACCGAAATAACAACGGTTTCAATAAAAAGGGTAAGTACATTTAATCCGAATTCTTTTAATGCTGCTATGTCAAATAATGATTTGGGTGCGGCTTTCGGTTTTTTCTCGTCGCCGTCTTTGGCCGCTGCGTCGCCTTCGCCTTCGCCTTTGTCGCCTCCACCGGATAACATCCCACCAACTTTGCTAAATGAGCCACCGATGCCGCCGCCGCCCTCTTCGTCGCCTTCGCCTTCGCCTTCGCCTTCGTCTTTCTTTACTTCTTCTTCTTCGTCATCTGCCATTTCTTGAGTAGTTATAATAATAACATATAATAATCCGTCCGTGCTTGTCGCGGGCGTCGCCTTATCGCGCGTCGCCTCCCAGCGTGCCCGCCTTACCCCGCGCGATTATCGCGCATCGCCTCCCAGCGTGCCCGCCTTACCCCGCCTTATCGCGCATCGCCTCCCAGCGTGCCCGCCTAGCGGGCATACATCAATCCGCAATTCCCCGACACAAACGTCAAAACATTATACCGCTCTTCTAAAATATGAAAATCATAAGAATAGTGGTAAATATTCACATTCGGTTTATTCATTCCGATGATTTCCTTCGTATTCGGATTACAGATCATTTTCACCTCCGCCGCCGGGTCCAACGGCGGATATATCGTCGTTAATTCAAGCTCGATTTGGTTAAACTTGCTCATATTGATCGCACCGCTAGGTTGTAGATCATAGGGATCCGAATTCAAGCAGAAATTGTAACAATATATCCCCGGTTTCGCACACCCGCGTGTCCTCGTATATTTCTCTACATAGTTATACACTCCCGCGTCCAGTAAATTCTCTCGGTATTTGCCATTTAAAGAGATTCCCAACATCTGTAAAATGTCGCGTTCATTCTCGGATTGGAAATCCCCCGTAATATGAAGACCAGTCAGGCGTTTATCGCCCGGATTGAGGCCCGGTCCAATCCCGTTCGTCGGCCCATTCTTGTTAAAATAATACTGGTCAAATGGATAAGTTGACGTCCACACATCAGTAGTAATATCACTCGCAGTAGTGACGATTTCCGTGAACGACGCGGGTTGCCAATCATCATCCGTAGGTGCCGGAATGATATCATATGGAAGATAATTATACGGCCAGTTGGTATAATTGCTCCATTCATTCCGCAGATTCACATCACTCCGCTGGAAAAACATCGTCCACGACGCCACCATCCCCATCGAGTTCTCTATCTTGATTTTTTTATTCCCGGTGACATCATTGAACGTCCAATCATAATATGACTTAATCAGGTACTTCTGTTGATTCGCTGCGAAGATTTTAGATTCATCATCCGAGAGAAAACAGTAGGTCGCCATCAAATGGACATCCGCATTCCAATCCGCACGAATACTCGGGTATGAATTCAGGCTCAAATCAATACTGGGTGGCGGGTATAAAAAATGCCACATTTGATGAAGGGGGTTTGTGAAGTCGGGTTGGACGACGGGCCAATAATTCGCCGAATCGCCTACATCACGTATGGTGAATAGTTCCTTTACGGGTCTTAACGTCACATCAATTTGAAGCTGGTTATATTGAAGACACACAAGAGGAAACGCCATTTTGGAAGAAAGTGTGAACCACGCATTAATCGGGATATATATTTTCCGTCCGCGGATCGACGGTTCAGCACCGGCAATATTGGATGTTCGATATGCGTTGGGGTACTGATTCAAACGTGCGCCTGAACAACCTGGATTGTATAATTCGGGAACGTGACCGGTCATTTGGTTATATAATTCGCGCTTGGTTTTATCCATATCACGCTCCATAATCGCCATCAAATTATTTCCGGTGAATTTTTGAAGAGTCATTCCGCCGACTGAAATCACGATTTCTTTAATCATTTGGGTTCCCAGGTTCTCAATCCACCGGAATTCATATGGTGCCCACATATCGCCTGCTGTTCTTGGCGGATTTATGGGGCTCCATATTGAAGGAAGTGTTACGCATACGTATGTATCCATTAATAACTCCGCGTATCGTGGTACATAGAATGTGAATTTCGATTCTTCAGTAAGCCGAAGCTTCTTCTGTCCATCGAAATCAAGTCTAAACTTTTGAAGACCGAAATTCGTATATTTAAGATACGTGCTCTTGAAGAACGATTTTTTGGGGTTGCCGTTTAAAATAACGTTTTGATTGCCGGTCGCGACCAAGTTTAGTAATCCACCGGTCATTTAGTATTTGTATTATCTTTGTATTATCTTTGTATTATCTTTGTATTATATCTTTATATAAAATATCTAACCTTATATACAAAATAAAGAGATACATATATCTCGTTTATCACGCGTTTTAATGTCATTAAAGGAATACAATATTGAAGTTATCTTTGTTTGTGTCATTATATTATTTATCGCATTATGGCAAGTGTCGGGTTTAATACAATCGCGTAGTATTTCGCGCGGGAATGAAATATATCACATTCGTATGCGCGAGGGTCTCCAGAATGCCGCGACGGCGACGGCGACGGCGACGGCGACGGCGAAAAAGGACAATACCATCGATAACGCAATGTCTATTCTTAATCATTCTGGGGAACCATTTTTGAATAATCTACTAATAAAACCACCTCTATCTACCGAAGGTTTTACACCTGAAATTAACGAGAATGAAATGACGATACATCAACGTCGTAAGGCTGGAACGGTGTTTGATAGTAATGTCGTAAATACGCTGCCGGTGTCATCGTCGTCGCCGTCAGTACCGCCGATTATCGGCACTGTAAAAGAAGGCCTCGACAATCCCGACCAGGAATCCAAAAAAATGATAGACAATAAATTGACTTCTATGAATCCGGAAGACAGTCAAAGCCGGTTCAAACTCCGCGATTATTACATTAAAACCGCATATAATGCGTTCAATCCGGATAAATTCAAAAATTCGACTGTGAGTATGGACGCGTGTCTTTATGTTCTCGCGCGAGGTTGCCGTTGTATCGATTTTGAAATTTTCTCAGTTGACAACCAGCCTGTTATTGCGTCTTCATCGGTGAATTCGTTTAATTATAAAGAGACCTATAATCATATTCCGGTTTCCGAAGCGTTTGAAGTATTAGGCAGTTATGCGTTTTCTGGATCGAAATGTCCCAATCCCAATGACCCCTTTATTATCCATATGCGTATTATGTCGCGTAATGTCACAATGTATGACGCACTTGCGAAAGTCATCTCGCAAAGTAAGACGATGGCGCGTAATTTACTGGGTCCAAAATATGGGCGTGAATATCATTCCAAGGATTTAGGTAATGAGGATGTTAGTTCATTGAGAGGAAAGGTGATTTTAATGGTGGATGGAACGAATCAGGTATATCGTAATACCAAATTATTTGAATTGATTAATATGAGCTCAAAGTCGTTATTTCTCTCGAAGTATACCTTTTTCGGCGTGAAAAATGTCGGAGATCCGCAAGCATTTAAAGACGCGAATAAGAAGAATATGTGCCTCGTTGTTCCGGATAAGAGCGGTCGACCGATGAACGACGGACACAATGGTCCATTTACCTGGGGATGTCAACTCGTAGCAATGTGCTTTCAAGAGGAGGCACGTGACGAGAAACTGAAAGCATATGAGGATAAATTCGCGTCGGTTGGTTATGGCTTTATACTGAAGCCGGAGGATCTGCGATATGTCCCGATTACAATTGCTCCCCCCGCACCACCCAACCCGAAGTCGTCGATGGAATCCAGACCTGCGGAAGCTGCTGGTGGGTTCAAATTCACAATGTAATTTTTTATATATCATTATTATATCATCATAACGAAAATATAATAATGCCGGGAAAATATAAACCCCACGGTAAACATAAGGAGACCGGCGATGAAGAAAAAACTCAATCCTATGAAGATAAGGAATTGGAAATATTGCGTCAAGCGGTAGACAAGGTTGAAAACCGGAAAGGCGTCGAAGTAATGCGTGATCCCGAAGTAAAGAAAATCATCTCGATTGTAGAGAAGTTTATCGCGGATAAAAAACTTGTTTGTTATGGCGGGACTGCGATCAACAATATCTTACCTGAAGACGCCCAATTTTATAATAAGGATATTGAATTACCCGATTACGACTTTTATTCGGATAACGCACTTGACCACGCGAAAGAATTGGCGGATATTTATTATAAGGCGGGGTATGAAGATGTCGAGGCCAAATCCGGCGTCCATCACGGGACATATAAAGTATTTGTGAATTTCACTGGAATCGCGGATATTACCCAAATGGAGTCGGATTTATTCAAAGCGATATCCAAAGATGCGATTATTAAAAGTGACATACGGTATGCTCCGCCCGACTTTCTTCGGATGGCGATGTATTTAGAATTATCGCGGCCGGATGGCGATGTATCACGCTGGGAAAAAGTACAGAAACGATTGACATTGTTGAATACACATTATCCTCTTAAAGGGTATCAGTGTGATAAAATAGAGTATCAGAGGGGGTTTGAAGGTGCGACGGATGAAAATACGGGGGAGATCAGTGCGTCACGGACTCGGTCTCGGTCAAAGTCGCAGTCTCGGTCGCAGTCCAAGTCCAAGTCCAAGTCCCGGTCCGTGAAAAAAGGCGGCGGAATATTCAAAAGTGAGACCGCTGTCAAACGAAAGGCAATCTCTCAAATCAAGCGTAAGCATCATTCCCTCGCAGAGTATATGCGTCATTTGTTTCACGATGTAAGCAAACACGAGGAAACCATTGGGGATTATACGTATAACATTGAAGAAGATAAAGTAACACATCGGTATAACTTAAATGTAAGATACGAGAGATTACTCCAAGATGATGATGAATTTGTTATTTATTCGATTTCATCGAGAGATATTCGTAGAGATAAAGACGATGACAAGGGCGATCACGAGGGTGAGGATAGCGAAAGTGCGTCCCGGTCACAGTCCCGGTCCAAGTCCCATTACTCTGTCGACGCATCCAAGATTTCATATTCTACCAACCGAGAGACACTCCTTCAACAAACCGATATTTACAATATTGTCCGGGATGTATTTATTAAAAACAAGGCGGTATTTTTCGGTGGGTATGCGAATATCCTGTATTCGCGGTATATGCCAAAGCATCAGCGACGTATCGTCAATAAAATCCCCGATTTCGATATTCTCTCGGAAGACCCGCGTGCGTTATGCGATGAGGTCGTCCGTGAACTCACCAAGCATAAATACCCCGGAGTCAAATATACGAAACATAAGGGTGTCGGCGAGGTCATCTCCGAACATTATGATATTCGTGTTGGTGAAGAGGTCGTTGCGTTCTTATACAAACCTCTCGCGTGTCATAGTTATAATACAATAAGGATTGATAGTGATACGATCCGTATTGCGACGATAGATACAATGTTGAGTTTTTACTTGGCGTTTATTTATGCGGATCGAGTGTATTACGATATTAACCGTATTTTATGTATGTCGCAATTTCTGTTCGACGTCCAGCAACATAACCGCCTCAAACAGACTGGGTTATTACGGCGTTTCAGTATCAATTGTTATGGTGAACAACCTACATTGGAATCGATGCGGTTTGAAAAGACGAAGAAATATGAAGAATTGAAAGGGAAACGGGATACACGAGAATATGAGGAGTGGTTTTTGCGGTATATTCCGTTGGAACACGCGAAGACCGTGAAAGGGACCGCGAAAGGGACCGCGAAGAAAGGCACGAAGGGTACACGTCGACGTGATAAAAAGAAGGATGAATAGATAATTTATTTTTTGGTTCGAATGCGTTTCTTGATTTTACGTGATTTATTTCTACGGGTTCTTGACTTGTTTTTACGGACTCTCGATTTGCCTCCTTTGGAATGTATTCCTAATAAATGATCTATCTCCCTCAATTTTTTGGTTGTGGTATCTCTGTGGTCAGTATACCACGTATAATCTTCACTTTCTGTATTTTTGACTTTATCTTCGGATTTTCTCATAAATTCTTCATAATATCGCTTTGATTCCTCTAACATTTCTTTTTTTTTATGGTCTTCTAATTCGGTAGAATATGAATAATAAAATACACCCAAATTGTATATAATACTAATATCTTCTGGATTACCGATATAAGCTTCTAATAATAATGGAATCGCTTCTTGGATATTACCCTTAACTACTTCGATTTTATTACCATCCTTGTAATTAAAAACTAAACCTTCTTTTTTCAAAATTGATAAACCATTTATCGCTCTCCATTTATATTTTTGCCATTTTGGTTCTTTCAACTCGGAAATACAGCGTTCATAAAGTTGTATTGAACGTTTAAATAATTCTTTAGCTTCGTGTTGAATATGGTAATCAAGTTTCTTATTTGTGCTGTCATAAATTTCGGTTTTTAAGCCTAATGCTTTTTGTTGATGTATTGAC